CGTCTGGTCTATCTCGCCCCTCCTTGTCTCTACCGTAATATCGGAAAGATTGTCAATTGTCTGATCGTTTATTTTCATCGTCCCATCGATAATAACATCGCGAAATGGCCCATCACCCAGGCAGATTAAAACATAAAGATATTGTTTATTTGTCGTGGCCCCGGTAACCCTTCGATAAGTCTGGACCACATTGCCCCACATCTTATTCCTGCCAAACCATTTTGGTATAGCTGTACCCTGTTGTTGTATGGTCTGTGGGCACCAGCCATGACTTTGACTAACCTCTTCCGCCGATGGTAATTCAGGTGTAGGTAGCGAAGGCATCGGAAATAATGTATTGATCAGATGACCTCCCGCCAATACGACCGCTGCCGTTACCGCAGTGAATAAAAATGTCCCTGTGGCCACAGTCGGCCCCAATATCGCCCCCGCCACATGAGGTGCAACGATTACTACTGCAATCGTTGCTACAATCTTCCACGTATCATCGTCACCTATCTTTGGTATAATAAAAATCCATTCATTCGCATGAATGTATCGATAAGCCCATTGCTCGGGGGGTATGATTTCACCATTTATACTTATAACAATCGGCTCATCAATTGGCATCGTATCGCAGACTTCGGATAATCTGCGTACTTCGGCCACTGTAATGCCTGGTTTTATAGGTATGATCTGCTTTTGGCTTCTCTCTAACGGATTATTAATCTTTATTATGTTCGGCATATCTATAAAATCCGTAAATCCTATCCGCAAAATCCGGATCGCCCAGATGATCTATCTTGACCCCAATCTTTCTGGTTATATGTATAAATCTCTTGCCATCTTCTAATACCATCCCCATGTGTCTGATTTTCCCCCTTCGGCCCAGAAATCCCACGATGCAGAATGGTTGCGGCCCCGGCAGTTTTTCAAAATCCTTCGAATTCGAAAAATCACGTAGTATCCGGTCCCGCTCGGACAGGCTCTTTACCCATCCCTCGAAGGATATCATTTTGTGTCCCGCTCGCCTGGCTACCTCTTGGCAAAGAGTCCAGCAATTATATTCATTCGCTCTTTTCGGTTCTTCTGCGAACTGTGCGAAAAGTAAATCAGTTATCTCAAGCAATCTTTAGCCCTCCCTCTTTCATCCCTAAAAACGATCCGAACCGTCCTGAATTATTATGAGTAACGCAGTCAGCCAATGTATGATCGCAAGTTGATAATCCTCCTGCATATCCGCACTCTACCCCTTTATATTGATAATCACAATGCTGGGCCTTGTATCGCCCTAATGGATATGGTCGATTGACCGGATTGAAATTGCCCAGAGTAAAGTAGACCCATTGGGCATCGTATTCCGCCTTCATCACCGTAAAGCTATATTGGAGCTCGCTGTAATCCTCCGCTAAAAGAGCCGAGTTTACCCTATCCAGCAAAATGGCTGCCCCCTCGCATCCATCGTGGTCCTCTAATTCTTTCTGCAGCAGCCTGCCGGCATTCGGCACCTTCAAAACCGGTGAGGGTATCGAACCTTCCGTATCGCTCTTGATAATCCCCATCTCGAATCCCGCTGCTCTATGGTTATAACCATCATATACGATATCCTCCGTATTTCGCACGAACCGATAGACGGTGGTATCCAATAAGGTCAGTTTCAAAAACCATAACCAGCAGCTACTGGTAGCGGTCTTGTTCTTCTCCGCAATCAGATTGTCGGATAGTTCTAATCCCATTATGATGTATAATAGTATTCGATTATGATACTGAATGCCGGCATATTGGCCGTCGCCCCCTGGGTTACTGATAAGGTCAAATGCTCACCGGCGTTTAGGCTCGCATTCGCCAAGCTGCCTAAATCCTCGTAGTCATTTGTCGGCGGCTGTGGGTCCGCATCGTAGGTCTTGGATACAATCGTATTAGCTGCATCATCCTTTAAGGCGATTATGACCGTATTGCCATCATCCACACCAGCCGGTGCCCCTTTGGTTAAGATACCGATTGAATTAAGCGTCACTGACTTCGGATTAACAAAGATAGGTCTGGTTGTTATATCCGCACCGGCCGCCAGGTCCTCTACATCGATAATTTCTGTTCTCATCTTTTCTATTTCCTTTCCGAACATTTTGAGATGGGCATAAAATTTTGTGGGGTTTCGAGGCTCTATCCCGTATTCAATCGGGGCCAGAAGCCGCATCTCCCAATCCTGATTGATATCGAGCTGAGGATTTTTGTATCTAAATGTGAATTTATCCGCCCCGATCTTGACATTCCTCTCAAATTCTTCTATCAGTGCTTGTTCTGTCAGACTCAATTGATTATAACTAAAATCAATCTCATATAACAAAGATGTGAATCTTCCTCGACTAAAAGGGTCCCCTGATTCGAATGTCCCCCGAATAGTCGGATCGAATGCCGCTTGTTTCTTCCAGGTAGCCGGCGTTGGGTACCGGCTCAATTCTGCCGTAGGAAATGGTTTTGCCATTATCTTGACCTGCCTAATCCCATTATCGTGCCCCTTAGCGGACCGGCGTTTCGCTGAATCCTGTCGCTCAGCATCGCCTCTAAAGTTACCACCAGATTCTCACCATCGTATTGCGGTTGTCCTTTTTGTCTTATATCCATTCCCGTATTATTATTTATAATTACATTCACCGCCGGCATCCCCGCACCTTTGGGCAATATTCTCTCGCCCCTTTGCACTATAGCCGGCATCTCATCCGGGGCCAAGCCTCCGTGAAGCCGCGGAGCTCCTATGAAATCCAGTGCTGGTATCATTCGCTTTTGCCCGATCTGCCCTACTATTCCCCCTCTATGTGCGAATATTGCCTCTATAAATCCGCTTACTCCTTCGGTCAAAGCCAGGGCAAAAGGTTTGGTTATATTCTCTCTCATTGCAGCTATGGCTATATCACGTAGGGCTCCTAATATAAAATCTTTGGCTTTTCCCGCTTCGAAAACCATACGTTCAAAAGCCTCTGCCCACGATTGACCAACCGTTCCGGCAATCGCCGCCAGCCTCTGGGCCTTCTCTAATTCCTTTAACTTTTTGGCATATTCTTCGGTTGCAACCTTGATAAATTCGGTCGTTTCGATATTGGCTTTCTTCATCTCGGTCTCGAATTCGACCATCTTGGCAGCATGCCAGTGTGACTCTCCTACCCTGCCCGTAATATCTATTTCTCTCTTGAGAATGAGCATGTGTTTTTCAGCTATCTCCATCACCTTCTTTTTATCCGCAATTGTCTTTTCGGTTTTGGCGATATAATCATCCACCGAGGGCTTTACCCGCTCAAAGAAAATTTGCTCATCGGTAAGAGCCTTTTTTGTGGCTTCCGGTTGTTTCAAAATATCTTTGGGAACCTGCGGCGGTGCAAATGGAATTCCCATAGGCATATATTTAAGTCTTCCTACAACTTCATTTGCCTTTTCAGCGGCTTCCTGAAATTTTTCTATTGCCTCTGTTGTACCCTCAATATGAGTTTTCAGATTCCGGGCGTCTTTAGCCATTGTCTCTAAAAATGGTTTACCTATGACCTCCGCTAAATCACCAACAGCTTTCTTAAATTGAGTAAACGTGCCCTCTGCTGTATTTGCCTCTTCCTCTGCTAAGTGAAATGATGCTGCCCCTATCTTCAAAAGCGCATTGAACTTTTCCGTATCTGACAATGTTTGGTCGATAATGATTCCATAGCGCGTCAGCATCTGCGTCTGTCCCTGGGATGCCCGGCCCACCAGCATCATGGCACTGGCCAGGTCGATTCTAAATCTTGCCGCCAGTCCGATTGCCGCCGTTGTCGCTTCCTGTAATTTATCGGTTGTCACTCCCAGGTTTTTGGCATAGGCCATTTGGTTGATTATCTGCTCATCGCCATAGATGGTCAGCTTTTGCATCTCGGCAGCATAGGCCTTGAATGCTGCTATTGATTTGGTTCCGATGGCTGCGCTCAGGGCCCGCTCAGCTTTCTCCTGTTCCATTGCCGCCCGCACAATAGATTCAAGCCCTCTCTTTAGGGCATAGATTCCCCCGCCCAGCCCGGCCATGGCCAGCAT